GTATTAATATATTATGATTTTAAAACAATTATATTATATTATATTATATTTTTATTTTTTGTACTTGAGCCATGAGTTTTTTTTCGCTTTTGTTTTTTCTGTTTTTCGGTACTTTGTAGTTTATAACATTATTTTATTATTTACTACACTGGTTATAATGTAATTATAGCACCAAGATTTAGTATTTTGTATTATAATGTTATATAATATAAAATGGCTTCCAATGATGTGAGAAGGGTTTTCAATGAATATGGACGGTTTCACCATATTGAATTTTACGCTGATTTACAAACTGTACAAAAAATGCCAGGAGGGTTAGTATATCTTACTATGTATACAAACGCCGAAGGAACTGTATTTGCTGTTGATACCAGTGGTAATCCTGTAAATAATCGTTTGGTTCAATATACTATTTATACCAACCCATATTATCACCCATATGATGGTAATATCGATGGATTGTTTACGATAAAGTTTGTCGACGGTAGTTCTTTCAAAACCAATGACGCGGAGGATGCAGCGCAGGTTGTTTATTGGTACTCTTTTCCTGCGATTATCCCAACCGTTATAAAACCGTTTACGTAGTGTTTTTACAAGCATTGAATTTTTGAACCCAGCGATTTATAATAAAATCCATTGTATGCTATTGATTTATCCAGTGTTTTGGCAAGGGTTTTATCACTCATACATAATGTCCGTATACAATCGTATTTACATATGAATTCTTTTAGTAAATTGTTTTGTGCGTCATATTGACCTACTCCATCTTTATAGAGTAATGGTTCTCCGTGTTTTTCGATAAACTCTTGTTTTAATGTGTTTTCGCAGTTTTCGTATAACATATAATAATGTCCGTTTGTAATAGTCCCGTTTTTTACTGGATTATCTAATGAAGATGTGGATTGATAATTATTTTGTATTGCTGCTGTTTTTCTATCTATGTAGACATTCAGTATTTGTGTTTTGACGGTGTTTAATTTTGCGATATAACCCAAGTTTTGTGATTTTGTTTGTTTCGTGGGTTTGATATTGTTGACTATATTTGGGTCGAATTCTCTATCCACATACATCCATCGAAAACCTTTGTATACCATATTTTCTACGATGGCTTTATGAATACTTGGGCGTTTTATTGTGCTGTCTTCTTTCATACACTCTGACACTGTTTCGTATGTTTTTATTAGTTGTAATGTTTCGGGGTTGATTTTCTGTAATCGTGGGCCGATTGTAGGGAGTGGTTGTTCAAAATTGGTTGTTGTTCTTGTTTGCATTGAATTCATTTTTTCTAACATCTCTTTATTCGTTTTTTCCAAATTGGTTATTTTTTGTAATAATAATGTTTGGTTCTCAAATAGTGATTGTATTTTATTTTTATCTTGTAAAATTTCATTTTGATGTTGATTAGATAACATATTTTTTATACTTTCAATATCTTTACTTAGATTTTCGTAATCTATTTCATTAAATTGTTTGATATTTGTTTTTATGATATTCAATATCATTTTGTATGTTAAATTTTTTCCTATTAGAAATAATTCATTTTCGTTCTCGTGTCCTTGTAAATCAGTAACTTGATTTAACCTTATGTCTTTGTGGTTATGTAAATATTGTTCGAAATCTCTGCTTCGATTTACCATAAAACAATCCAACAATAATATTTCTTCATATTTTGATTTATGTTCATTGTATCGTCCTTCTACACCTCGTCTGCTTTCGCCTATTTTTATTACATATTCACCACTTTCGTAAGATTTAACTTTTAATATATATACTAATGATCCTGCTGTTCCAAATTCTCTCAATAAGATATTTTGTTTTTCTAATGCCTTTTCTTTGAGTAATTTTTCGTCATATTCTTTTTTCACTTTTGTTTCAGTTTGATCCATTTCGTTTTTGATTTGTTGTAGTTCTTGTTTTAATTCTTGGCATTCTTCACTAACGACTTCGTGTAAAGTTTCTTCTAATTTTATATAATAATCGTGTATTTCATTTGCCTTTTTAGTGCCAGCTTTCAAACAAAATTTTTTGAATGCTTTTATGGTCAATAAGACAGTTTCTTTATTATGACCACCACGGCTCATTTTTTGCTCCTGATTATTCAGGAGCAAACATTTATAATCAATATCTTTTATAAATTTGCGTTCTAATAATTGTTTTGCATTGTTTTTTTGTTGAAATCCCAACCATTGCCATATATTATTTAAATCAATTACAAAATCTTTATTGGCATCATAATTTAAATAACTGTAAAAACTTGCTAAAAACAATTGTTGTTCATTATTTGAAAAATTATTTTTTAATTTATCTAATAATGCACTTTGATATGTATGTGATAATTTTGTGATTGGGTTTTGTTCAATCAATTCGACTATGTTTAATTGTGTCATTTTATTGACTTAATTATTATTAATGTTATTTCTTTATATTATTTTTTGTTTATTGTTTTTATTTTTTAAAATTAAAAGCAAACTTTTTTGCTGAACTTTAAAGTTGAGCAAAAATAGTAATTTAATTATAAATAAAAAATGTTTAAATGAACTCCATAGTACGAAAGCTCTGTTGAAGTATTATCATTTTTTTGATAAAAGGATGTCCATACTATGGACGCCCTTTTGAAACGTATTTTTAGAGTAAAATTATATTACCATTACTATATGGTAAGGTTAACCAAAAAACCAATAAATATAATACTTAGTTTTATATTTATTTTTATATTGTTTTCCAATTAAATAACTTTATCGTTTAATTACTTTTAATTTGAATATGCTACTCCAGCCATACCACTCATTACACGAAGAACGTTGTAGTTGACAGCGTAAACACGGACTTTGGCGGTGGCAGTACCAGCAACGGCACCAGATGAGAGGACAAGTTGAAGGACAGCGTTATCAATTCTGGAGAAGTTGCATGAACCACTTGGTTGATGCTCCTCTGGTCTTAGGGCGAATGAGTAAACATTGATACCGGCATCAGGTGCGCGGGTGTGGTGTTGGAATGGTTGAACAACATCGAAGTATGATCCTTCACGTTCTGAGAAACGATCTTGGCCGTTAAGTTGTAGCTTGGCAGTTACAACTGGGTTTTCACCCCAACAGTGCATATCAAGGGCGGTTTCGGCAAGGACGAATGTTCCGGCATCAGATAGAGCGGAGGCACTAGCACCATCACTACCTAGAGGAAGACCTTGAGCTCCCCAATCAGCATTGTTTGTAACATCAGCAGCACCAGGCATTTGGAAAAGACCAGATGCGATGAAAGCATTTGGGCCTGATGTTTCAGCTGGACCACCAAAAGCGTGGATAGCATTTGGTAGAGCATCAATGGCATCAGTGTAGTTGAATGGTTGAGCACCAAGAGTTCTGTATAGGGTTGATCCACCTTCAAGGGATGAGCAGTAATCAACGTTGGCATCAGGTTGGACAACCCAAAGTAATTCCTTGCAAGGGTGGTTGAAGTTTAACTTTATCTTGTTCGATGATGATCCTACGGATTCGTCGCCGGTAAATTGAAGTTGCTCGATAAGGTACTCGTGAGGGTTTTGGGCCATTTTTCTACGCTCATCAGTATCAAGGAAGATATAATCAACATAAAGAGAAGCAGCTACAAGTGATTGTTGGTATGCTTGGGTGACTGATACAGTGCCTGTTGTTTCAGTAAGAGATTTGACAGCCCATAGACATTCGCCAATTGGTCTGAAATCGATGTTGATCTTGACTTCGTGGTATTGAAGAGCAATAAGTGGAAGAGCAAGTCCAGGGTTTCTGCAAAACCAGAAAAGAAGAGGAACATAAAGTGTTGTTTCTGGAAGAGCTTTACGAGGAGCGCAAACTTGAGATGGGCCACCGGCAGCAGCACATGGACCTGCAACATCAGCGAAAGTTGGGTCACAGATGTATGTAAGTTGGGTGGTGTTACCAATCATCTTGAAGTAACCGCGTTGTTGTTCAGATGAAAGTGTAACTTGGTTCCAGATGTGCATCCAGTCACCGTATTGACGGTCAATTCTTTGGCCACCAATTTCAACTTCAACTTGGGCAACAAGTTGTTCACCAATGTAGTCTAACCAACGGGCATAGACATTTCCTGCTGAGCCTTTCATTTCTTGGTTGATTTCAGGAAGGGTGACTTGTAGGTATGTTCTGTATGCAAGATCACCATTTCTGGAGATTGTGCATGTTACACGGCGACCGAAATCGGCTTGGCCTGAGAATGTTTGTTCAATGGATTCCATTGCGAAGTTTGTGTGTCTTCTGTATGATACTTTCCAGAATGTAATTTCTGGTGTTCCTGTAAGGAAAACGTCTTGTGCGCCGTAGGCGACTAATTGCATCAGTGCTCCTCCCATGCTGCTGGTTTTTTATATATACTATACAGAGAAAATAAATTCTATGGAAATTGCTAAATAAAAATTAAAAATGAGATTATATCAAAAATGCCTACATAATAATTATTTTAATTTTTATAATTTTATTTTTGCTATAGTATAATTGTAGGTATAAATAATGAACAGTTATTGTTATTTTTTTCATTGAAGTAAGTTAAAAATAGCTTAAAAAATTTAAAAAAACATATTTAGACATATTTAGACATATTTAGACATATTTAGAAAATTCACGATTTGACATAATGTTATATTTAATGCGTTAAACGACATAAAGATATTTTATCATAGTATATTATAGAAATGGTAAATAAATGTCCTAACGGATGTGGAAAAACTGCTTGTTTTAATATTTTGGGTGAAAAAAAAGGTAAATTTTGTAGTAGTCATAAATTAGATGGAATGAGAAATGTAGTTGATAAAACTTGTGAAAATGAACATTGCAAAGGGTTACGAGCTATATTTGGATTTCCAAATGAAAAACCGAAATATTGCAATTCGCATTATTTGGAGGGAATGGTAAATCTTGCAGCTAAACGATGTAAAGGCGTTAATGGAATAAAATGTTATATTACACCCATTTATAATTTACCAACAGAAACAAAAGGTTTATATTGTATCACTCATAAAACAAACGATATGGTAAATGTAACAGGAAAAAGGTGTGAAGAACCAAATTGTAAAGTAATTGCTCAATTTAATGTTGAAGGTGAAAAAAACGGTAGATTTTGTTCAAAACATAAATTAGAGGGTATGATAGATATTAAACATAGTCGTTGTGAATTCGAAAAATGTAACTTATCGCCATCTTATAAGTTTGAAAATGATACACATTGCCGTTTTTGTTCTAACCATAAATTAGATGGTATGATTGATGGAAAACATAGAAAATGTATAGAAGAAGGTTGTAATACAATTCCTTCATATAATTATGCGGATGGTGAACAACCAATATATTGTTTTCAACATAAATTAGAAGATATGATAGATATTAAACACGAATTATGTAATCACAATGGTTGCATATTAAGACCGATGTTTAATTATAGTGGTGAAACAAAAGGAGTTTTTTGTAATTCACATAAATTAGATAATATGGAAGATGTTGTTAATAAACAATGTTTATCTGAATGGTGCAATACGAGAAATCCTTCAAATAAGTATGAAGGTTATTGTTTATTTTGTTATATTCATTTATTTCCAGATAAACCAGTAACGCGAAATTATAAAACCAAAGAAAAAAGTGTTGCTGATTTTGTATTAAGCGTTTTTTCAAACTTTACTTGGATTACAGATAAAAAAATTAGCGATGGTTGTTCCAGACGAAGACCCGATTTATTATTGGACTTAGGTTATCAAGTTATTATTATAGAAATCGACGAAAACCAACATATAAATTATGACTGTAGTTGTGAAAACAAACGATTAATGGAAATTTCACAAGATATTGGTTTTAGACCACTTGTCATTATTCGATTTAATCCAGATTCATATGTTAATAAAAATAATCAACTTATAAAGTCTTGCTGGAAAGCAAATAAGCACGGAATTTTTATTGTAACTAAAGATAATAATACAGAATGGAATGAACGACTTGATATACTAAAAAATCAAATTGAATATTGGAGTAATAATAGTACAAACAAAACTATTGAAGTAATCCATTTATTTTATAATTTTTTTGACATATAAATTTTTATAATATTCTCAATTACTTGGTTAATAATTATAACAAATATAATTATTATACTATTTTTAGTGTCTTCCATCTAAAATATCTTATATTTCTTTGTTTTTTTATATTTTTTTTCACCTATTGGAATAGAAATTTCAGTAGAATATAGTGTTTTATTATTTTCTTTTAAAATATATCGAATAATACTCATATAAGGCCGTTTAGAAACTCTATTTTCACTACACCCTTTACATCCACTTGCAGAATAAAATTTGCGAATATCAACAACTAAACCTAATATTTGGTTTTGTAAGTCAATATTATTATCAAGTTCGTTTAAAATAAAAAATTCGTTTTCCGCATAATTTAAAATTCCCATTAATTTATCATATACTGCTATGCGTTCCATCTTAAATTTTTCAGACTTTTTTGAATCAGGCATTTATTATATTATATAACTTAACTTTTATATTATTTTCCAAAAATAACATCGAACCAATTACTTTAGGAGAACTTTTATTCGTTAAAATATATAAAAGAATATCTCCATATAATATATAGTATGGACATACTAAAAGCATTCTCGTTGTGTGACGAACATTATGCTATAAATATTCAGGGAACTATTGAAAATCCTCTTTTCCAAGCAAAACAGATTGGGGCATTACTAAAAATGTCAAACATTATATCAACTATTACTAATTATGGTAAGGAATTAAAGGTAATCGAAGATTTTGCTTCCCTTGGTGGAATTCAAAAAACAGCGTTTTTGACTGAAGCTGGGTTATATAGATTACTCGCTCGATCCAATAAACCTATAGCAGAGAAATTTCAACTGTGGATGATACAAGTGTTAAAAGAAATTCGTTTAACTGGAGAATACAAATTGAAACAACAATTAGAAATTGATTCGAAATTAATTTATCAAAAAGCAAAAAAAGAAATTCATAATAAAATATTACAATTGTACCATAATAAAAATGTCGTTTATTTTTGTAAACTAAAGGATGAAAATGATGATAAGTTTATTATTAAAATCGGTTCAACACAAAACATTAAAGAACGGATGGCGAATATATCAAATACTTATGGCGTTGTTCCAATATTATTAGATGTTTTTGAAACGCAACATTATATTAAATTAGAAAAAATAATACATTCAAATGAAAGTGTAAAAAGTTTATATTATTCTATTACAAAATTAGATGGTATAATTGCACGAGAAACCTTTATTGTAAATGAAGACCAATATAAAAATATAATAGCTTTGATAAACCAAGAAATAACTAAAATAAATAATAATGATATGAACAGTAAAGAAATGATAGAACTCAAAATAAAATTAATTGATAAAGAAATTGAAATAAATAAAACAGAAATTGAAAAATATCAACAAGAAACCAAAAAAATTCAAGAAGAAACAATATTATTAGAAAAAAAAAAAGAATTAAAACAACAACCTACAGAAACGACCGAAACAACAGAAACAATTGGAAATACACAATCTACCGAAACCGAAGATGTAGAAACCAACGAAGAAGGTGTTACAATCAATTTCGTGAAACGCCGTTTCAATACACGTTCTCCAAAGGTATTCCAATACAATAAAGATACATTAGAATTAATAAATATATATGACAGCGTAATTGATGTTATAAGAAATGTCGGCGGTTCATCCCATACTGGCTTAAGAGAAGCATCAAAAGCAAATACAATATATAAAAATTGTCGATGGGTTTTACAAGATAGAGATATAGTAGAAACTCCTATACCATTACCAACTGTAATATCAAGCAATAAATCTATCGAATATATTGCAATGATTGATATAAAAAAAACAAAAATAATGGAAGTATTCGCATCACAGCGAGATGCGGCCGAAAGTCGTAATTTGGCTGGATTTTCTACAATTTCACGAGCAATTAAACAATCATCCATATCATCAGGCCATTATTGGAACTTTTTCGATAAATGTTCTCAAGAAATGCAAGACGAATATTTATCGACAAATTCATTACCAGAAAGATTTATAAAAAAAAATAGCAAATATGTTATACAAATTGACCCAATTACAAATAAAGAAATCAAACAATTCAAATCGATTACGGATGTAACATTACAATTTCAAATGTCGCATACTACACTAAAAAAAGTATCCATTAGTAATGAAATACATAAAGGATACAAATGGCAAATTGTAATAGCATAATAAAAAATAAAAATAGGATTTTACTATAAATAATATTTTTCTATAAACTTCCACAACCAAAATTAGATAATACAAATTTTTCTAAATAATCTTCTTGGAAGATTTCACGACGGTTCTCGTGTTTTTTTGTAAAAATGTATGTATCATTGTGTTTTTTAATTGTCCAACCTTGGTCTAAAACATTGGATAAAAACAATAATTTTTGAAAATCCTTTTTTTCCATTTTAATATTTTTGGGAAATTCAAATGGAATATTATGAATAGGTGTTTCTTTGTTGGACATATTGGACATATTTCGTATATATTAGAGTTATATACGAAAATAATGGTTTTTACGACTTTCTTGTTTTGTTATTTCTGCGTTTCGTTTTGTTTTTTTTGATACGATAATTTCTAGAAATCTTCTTATTATAATGACGAGTTTTTTTACCACCTACTGCAACTGAAATAGGTTTTTGTATAATTTCTTCATTTTTATTAAAAACTGTGGGCGGTATATTTGAAGAAATTGGTAAAGCATCTGTTATAATACCTGTTTTAATATTACTATTTTTCTCATTAAAATCAAACAGCATATTAGAGAACCCGTATCTATTAAAAATTTCATACTTTTCATAATTATTTGGATTTTTTTGTAAATCACTAATAGCAAGTAACTGTTGTTTTAATGAAACATTAATTTGAAAATCTATAACATTTTGTAATTCTTGTATTTTGTCTTCACTAACATCACCCTTAAAAACTGGTTTATTTGATAATTCATAATTATATTTGTCAGCATATACATATTGTTTAATATTTAATATTGAATTATATATTTCTCTACCATATTTACTATTATATAAGAAATACTCAATATTATTAAAATATAAATTGGCAGATGAATTATTAAGAAAACTTTTAATTTTATCAAAAAATATATAAATCGATTTATTATCAGCAAATTCAATATTATCTGTAATATTTGAAAAATCAATTTCTTTTTGTTCATCATCAATACAAATTAACATTTCATAATATTCAAATAATTCTAAATAAATCCGCATTACTTGTTTACCATTAAATCTTGATATATCATCATTGTTATAAAATTCTGTATAATTACTTAATCTATCAGGAGAACCGCCGTTTAATTTTTTATAACCACCAGTTTGATTATTAAAATGCGCTGAAATTATACCAAGCAATTCATCATAGTTAATCGGAACCATCGTATCATTATTAATCGTAATATATAATTTCGTTTCACTTCTATCAATGTATACATATAATTCATTGTTTGGTAAATCAATATGTATAGTATTAAAGTTACCATATTCATCTATAATATAGTTATCATTATTAAATTCAAATTCACTATCATAAAGGCATACCATTGGATATTCATTTATATTATTAGTTATTAGACTATATGTTGGAAAATTATCAATGTGTTTATTTATATTATTATAAATAGTTTGATATTGAGCTTTCTTTCTATCAGATTTGTAATTTATTATAAATGGTAAATATTTATATAAAACGATTGGTTCTTGTAAAATTTCATTAATAATTACATCAATATCACCACGAATTCCACCTTGTTTCTTTGCTAATCGTTCACTTTTTCTAATAATTGCTTCACCTAATGACTTCTTAGCATTATCAGTTATATTTTTGACTTTCGTTTTTTTTACAATTTCTTGAATTGTTTTTGGTACAATTTCTACAGTTTCTGGTTTTGCAACAAAAACAGTCTCAGGAATTTGAGAAGTAGTTAAATAATTAGGAATATTAAATAACATATAATTACCACCATCTAATATAGCTGGAATATCATTCAGTATCGCATATGTAAATAACATACGATCAATCGTTATTAATATTAATTTAGTAATGTCTTGATTTTCACCATTTATTTTTTTACATTTCAAAACAGTTTTACCTCTGTTAATAATGTTTGCAATTTTAGCTTGCAATGCATCACCACATCTTTTTTGTGAAAAATATTGAATATATTTCTTATTATTTTCATTCATATTTATAGAATTACCCATTTGACTATAAAAATTATTTCTATCAGAAAGTATTTGTGGATTATTTAATTCTGTAACATTTTGTTCGAGTTTTCTAATTTTATTTTTAATTTGAGTAATACAATTATCGTGATTTTTTTGTGAGTTAAGTTTGCAATGTATTTCATCTTTTATATTTTCATAATTAAATTCAACGTTACTATAAATATCTTTATTATTATCATCTTTATCAAATCCTTTTAATATAACATCATATATACCTTCAATTTCATCATAAATTATTTTTTTTCCAACGAATTCAGTTTCATAATTCTTTTTTATTGTATTATTCGTTCCACGATAAATACGAATATCATTATCATTTGGCGATTCATAAAAATAAGAATTTTCACCATATTTTGCTTTAATTTTATTTTCATCAAATGGAGACAATTTACAAGAAGGGTCATTTATAGATTCTTGTGTTAATACATATGCATACGAATGTTCATCATTTATTTCAATATAATCACCCATACTTTTACTTGTATCAATTATAATATTCAATTTACCATTTTCTAGCCATCCTTTTTCTTGAAACGCGTTTATAATATTTTTACTTATCAGTTTTTTACTTTCTATATCTTTGGTTTTTGATAAGCAATCATGTAAATAATATACAGTATTCATACCCTTATTTATTTTTTTAGAAATCGCATTCAATGTAAAATAATTTTCCAATTCTTTAATCGATAGCTTAGATGGATATGTTCCAGTTGACCAAGATAAATTTGAAAAATAAGCAGGTATTGTTTTATTATCCAAATTAAACGAAAACCTATCTAAATAATAAAATGCTAACCTATCTAAATAACTTTTATCCGAGTTTCTATTATAATTGACAACATCATAACATATACCATATTTACCAAAATCATGCAACGTATCAAATAATTCGACAACCTTTTTATTATATATGTCATCGTTTGTAAATAAATCAAGAACAATATCTTTAAAAATAAAATCTGTTGTAGCTATTTGCTCTAATTTAAATTGTTCAATTTCATTTTTTTTAAAAATTATATTATTTTCTATCAATGTATATTTAGATTTTGATAGATAACTCATTATATATATTCCCCATAAAAAATTATATAAATACTTTACCATAAAATTTATATAATTTCAAAAAACAGAATGAGCCAATCCATTTCCAAAAAACCGCCCCAGAAACAAACCAATACAATTGACGAAAAACACACTGAAATGTTAAACCAATTTTATATAAATGAAACCGAAATAATACCTAAACTAACAGAAGAAAAAACTCGTCTAAAATCATTAATACCGAATTTAAAAGACCACGAAATAGATGCGTATATGGATATCCGTGATAAAGTACAAGATATTCAATATCAAATCAAGGAATTGAAACAACAAAAGAAAAAGTATCTATTAGATAATTCTAAATACATTTTCAAATATTTTGAAGAAAAGAAGAAAATATCATCGGGTGATAATAACCAAAATGTAAAAATCCTCAACTCATTCTTCAAAATAAAAGCAAATGACGACGACACTTCTAATTTAAATAGTGATAAATACAATCAATCCAAAAAACTTTATCAAAATTATTGGCGTAATGTAAATAATGAAGTTATCAATATTCAAGATTTTGTAATTCAATCTGATATTTGCGAAAACTGTAATAAAGGTGAAATGATACCACAAGATGAAGAAGGTATTTTGATATGTAATAATAATGAATGTGGTAAATTTATTACCTATATAATTGATAGTTCAAAACCAACGAATAAAGAACCTCCAAATGAAGTTTCTTATACAGCGTATATTCGATTGAACCATTTTAAAGAGATTTTATCACAATTTCAAGCAAAAGAGACTACACAAATACCAGAGGAAGTGATTGAAGCGATTAGAGCAAGAATTAAGAAAGAGCGTATAAAAGATATGTCTCTTATAAACTATGATAAAATGCGGGAAATCCTACGAAAATTAGGTTATAATAAATACTTTGAACATATACAATATATAAATTCTATATTTGGTATCAAACCGCCTATAATGAATGAAGAGTTACACGAAACATTATGTGTTTTATTTATTGAAATACAAAAGCCGTGGGCTACACATTGTCCAATAAATCGAACGAATTTCTTTAATTATACTTATACACTACATCAATTATGTGTATTATTAGACCAAACCCAATATTTACCATATATACCTATGATGAAAGACCGTGAAAAACAGTTGGAACAAGATATGATATGGAAAAAAGTATGTAAAGATTTAGATTGGGTATTTTTTCCAAGTGTGTAGTATGCGGGAAACCAAGGTTCTGCGGGAAACCAAGGTTTCCCTGCACGCCCCCTTCCTTTTACAGGGGTGCGGGATGTGTCACTATGTATCAAACCTTGTGGAAAACGAATTATGTTGATCATATTGAGTATACTGAAAATATATTATATAATAAAAATAATATATTTATGACAAAAAGTTCATTGTAAAAGGAAGGGGTCGTAGGGGAAACCTTGGTTTCCCTACATTGCTAAAGTTCTAATACCACCACCAAGAGCAGAACCTACTGATAGACCAATACCCATTTTGGCACTTTCACCAATGGATGGTAGGAATGTATCAAGGATACTGAAAGTAGCAGCAGCAGCAAGAGCAAGAATAATAATTTCTTCAACATTAAGGGATTTCTTTGGGATAACAATGGCTACAACTGCAATACAAAGACCGAGAACTAAATACTTAATAATTCTCTTGACGAGTTCAGGGAAATCAATCATACCGTTCATTTTAAATGATATATAATAGAATAATAAAAAAAAACACCCTAAATAATAAAATATAATAAAATATATATAATTATAACTAAATCACTTAAATAATATTTCTTATATAATTTATAAAAATGTCTGGGTTTGAAAGAAAAATACTTGAAAATGGGCAACCAAATCCTAAATATATTGATTTATGCGATGAAGATCAACCAGTCGCCGGTCAAAAGTTCGCTTGCATGTCATTTATTTCTCCTGAAAAAATATTAAAGAAGCGTGAAGTATTTTTATTCGACCAATTTGTAAAACAATGGGATTTTACTAAATCTTTAACAAAATTCAATGATTTCTTGCATTTTATTTCATACAAATACAATCTTAGTATCGAAGATGTATTAAATGATTTAAATGATTTTTCTAAAGAAGAAGGCGATAAGTTAAAAGAAAATTCAGTTGAAGACGACTATAAAAATTTCTTAGATAAACAAGAAGATAAATTGAATGAGCAATTTAACCGCGATAATTCATTTCAAACATCAGTTCGTGGTTTAAAAATTCGTGGAGTTTTCCCTACACAAGAAGAGGCAGAGATAAAGTGTAAAAAACTTCGCGAATATGACCCTAATCACGATATTTATGTAGGCCCAATTGGTATGTGGATACCGTGGGATCCAGATGCTTATAAGACTGGTCGCGTAGAATTTATGGAAGATGAATTAAACCAATTACACCAAGAAAAGATTAAGAATGAAGAAAAAGCAAAACAAGAATTCGAACGTCGTATTAAAGAAACCAAGAAAAAGGCAATTGAAGAAAATATTAAATTAGCAGAGAAATCAGGTAATGTGTTAACACAAACATTGGATGACGAAGGCAACTTAATTGGTGTTAAAGAAACAGTCGATTTTGATGCTCGTGAAGTAGCAGACCCAGAAAGTGTGAAATTACATAATGAAATGTTATTCAAAAATGCTACAGAAAAAGAAACAGAGTTGTCATTACACGCTTAATAAGTAAAGCGCAAATATAATAAAATATAAAATATATAAAATTAAAATGTTTATATATTTAATGCATCTTTTCAATTATTTAATACAATCATTAATTAATGTAAATAAAATAATATTCATAATAAATAAAAACGATATAGCAAGTTTTTGTAATTTTTATAGTTATATTACCAAATATGAAGTTACAAGTAATAGTGAAGACTGTTTTGTAAAAAATCTATTATATAGTTTTATTAGTACTTCAGAAACAATATCATTAACGCCTGTATTTAAATATAATTATCTTAGGTTTATAATATTCAATGATTTTTTTAATAAAGAAACCAAAGAATCGTTTTTAGATAATTTTATGAAAGCACAACGAAAATATTTTATTATTAAACGAACATTACGTTATTATAGATATAGAAAGGCTGAAATCCAAATAAACACGGATATATTTTTAAATCCAATTAATATTTACGATAAAAATATCTTTGTTCTATTTCAAAATAATAAAAAATATTTATTTACTATTACTGACTTGGTAAATCTCATCAATTCAGCATTGGGTCATACAGATTACTTTTTTTCAAGTCCTTTAATTTGTAAAAATCCTTATAATAATATGCCATTTAATAAATCCGAATTATATAACATATATTTTTTTATGAAATCTACTAATATAATAATTCCAACTTTATTTCATAATTTTTTTATCACCAATTTTAGTTTGAGTAAATTCAAATTAGAGAATGAAGATAATATTCGTGAATATGCGATAAAAAATTATATAACTAATACGTGTGAACGCGAATTAAGACGTAAAATATTGCAAATGTTAAGATATACTTATTATACTAATAATATAAAAATTCATAAAGAGTTTCAAACAAATACTTTGATAAAGATTATGAAACCTTATTTGAATTTATATTTACACGCCATATATTCAACAGAAAGTAATAAAAAAATTCATTACGAGCATTTATTGAATATGGGATTGAAACAATTTGCAAGATACAACCCCAGATTTGGAAGAAAAACAATAGTGAAAAATCAATTGAGTATAAATAAAAATAAAAAATATATTAATAATATCAATTATCTGCATATACCTTATATTAATAAATATGATAATGATTTTATGAATAATCATTTGACATTAATCGACGAAGACGATGATAGCGAAGACGATGATAGCGAAGACGATGATAGAGAAGACCACGGAAATGATACACAATATACAAGCGATGAAGATTTTATAAGTGTAAATAATGAGTTTATTGATAATGAATTGGTTTATGGGAGATATAGTATGGAAGAATAATATTTTCTAACCAGTTTATTGTATATTATTATTTACAATTGTAATTGTTATATATTATGCAGTCAATTTGTTTAGTAATTATAATAAATTTATTATTATTGTATAAATGGATAAAAAACATATAAGTAGGTTTTGTCAATTATGTCGTGAATTCAAAATAAATATAATACATTTAAATTGTGACCATATTATTTGTTATGAATGTTCGAGAACACAACAATTGTATACTACTGAAAAATGTATATTATGTTGTTGTATAAAATGGTTGTAACGCTATTATTTTCTTATATCATATCGTAACCGCATATATAGTGAAATCTTGTATAATAATAATAAATTTTTATTTAAGAGTTATAAATGAGAAAAATATCTAACATCCATAATCTACATAAGTTTGGCCAAGGTCGCTAAATCCAGGTCTCTGCTTACCAAGTCGTTTATTTATAAAAAACCATCTATCTTTTTCTTGTAATTGTTTCCATATCACATCGTTAGCATAAATCCAATGTTGTCCTGTTTGTTCTAAAAGTGGAATATTATATTCATAAAGTTCAATCAATTTATCATAATAATGATTATTAACAAGGTAACCGCTTGCGGTTTGACCAAATAAAATTCTATCAACAAACTCATATTTGTCAATATTTTCTTTTTCAATAACGGCGCAACTAATCATACATACATCATAATCAGGTATGTTAGTAAAAAATCTGTTTATTTCATTTTCAAAATTTTCTTTTGAAACATTAAACATAAAATCATCTTCCAATATCAATATATTTTTATAATTATTATCTTTTGCTATTTTCAATATAGATAAATGAGAATAAGCGCAACCAACTGCACCATTACTATGTTCTATAGCATTGAACCGTTCACCCTTTAAATTATAATTATCTAATTCATTTGTTATTTCGTATAATCTATCTTTTCTTTTTTCAAGATTTATAAATATAATTTTATCAATATTATGTGACATAATATAATATAATATTTTATTTATTTTTTATATTATTTGATATTGTATCTATTATTTTCTATTGCAATTGGTATTCACGGGCTATCGCATTTTGGTTTGGAAATTGTATATAATTACAATCCATTACACTAATATTCTTTGTATAAAATTGAATTTCTTTTTATTATATTATTCAA